TTTTTAAATCTCACTCGATTGAATGTAAGGCGCGCTTTAATTTTGGCTCCAAGTGCCGCTTAGTTTTGAACGTAGTCTAGCGCGCTGTTTGGCGGAAATTTGCGGAAACTATGGCACAACTGATTACGGGGTGGGTGGACAAATTTTTCCGCCATAGTTTCCGCAAATTATGGGCGGATTCTTGGCAAGATGAAAGCCACTCCCGCTAGCGCCTACCTCCCCACCATCTCCACCCGCGTCAACGCCTGCCCATTCCGGACGACATGTTCCACCGCCGTCACGATCCCGGTCACGGGTGCGCCGTCGATTTGGACCGTCATCATATCGGTGACGGCAACGGAAAGATCCATCGGCGCGTGGGCCGTGGCCAGTGGCCCGTGATCCAGGACAAGGGCGTCCGCCCTGGCTTGGATGATGTCCATTGGCGCGGCGGCCAGGAGCGGTTCCGCTGTGTCCGTGAACGGGGCCGCCCCGGAGACCGCCCGCCACGATCCAGATCCGGGGAGGGCTATCGCGCTCATGCCTCGCCCCCAACTTCGCCCGACACCAGCAGCATCACGTACTCCGCATCCTCTGCCGGCACTATCCGGTATCCTCGCGCGGTCCCAGTCCAGGCCAGTTTACCCACGGCCCACGCGCCGTTTGCGGCGTCGTCCCGGGAGAGGATCACGCTTTTGAGCGTGCCATCCGGATATTCCACTCCGGGGGCCAGCGCCCACGATCCGTAGTCGGACTCCGCGCCGGGAAGCCCACGCGCCGGGACATCGAGAGTGATTTCAATCTGCTTCTGCCCCGGTTGGGCAAACTCCACGACGTCCCGTGTGTGATCGGTGTTGACCTCGCCCGCGAAAACAGCGGCCCCGTGCACGGCCTCGACAATCGGCGTCATGGTGGACCAGACCAGGAAGCCCGGCGCCATATCCTCGGGCGCGCCCCGGTAAAACTGGGTGCGGCCCTGGTTCAGACCGTCGGCGCGGTCGTCGACCTGGGCGGACAGATGGCCGGAAGAATCGGCGTCAGCGCCGATCAGCTCAACCAGGACAGAAGCGGTAATACGGTCAGACATCGGCATCCTCCACGAGTACATGCGCCGCCGTGGACCCGTCCGGAATCTCCATTGGCAGCTCGAAAAAGGTTGATTGGTAGGTCACTGTCACGGGGGCGCTGGTTGGCGTTTGCGCCCAAATATCTTTTTGCCCTGGCCAGAAATCCAACGCCACGGGGCCGCCAGATGCACAGGTGGCGGACACCACGGCGGCGATGGGTCGTGACACGGACCCACAACCGCGAATCAGTCCAATGGTCTCGGTAACGGTCTCGCTCGCGAGGGCGGCCCCGCCCAGGGCTGCATCGGCGGCAGTCAGGGTGACCGGACGGGACGGGGTCACGGTCACGCGCACGGTCTTGGTCCTGCCCTCGCCAGATACGGCGATGGAATCGGCCACGGACCAGGGCGAAAGCCGAACGCCGCCGACCACGCCGTCCCGATCGAGGGTAGCCTCGACCGCGTGCGGGGCATGGTTGGTGCCGCTGGATCTGGGAATCACGGCCAACGTGCCGTCAGGCCTGGATACCAGCACTCCGACCATGGCCGCGATGTGCGTGGCCGCGTCCAGGCGCGAGGCCCCCCGAACCGCTTCCAGGGCCGGTGGATCGAGCCGATAGTCCGGGGCCAGCCAGTCCACGGCCCCGCACAGGGCCACGCACACGTCGCTGGCCATGCCGCCATGCGGCAGCGCGTCCTCGGCTGGGTCATCGGCCAGAGCCGCGCATGGCGAGGCGGCCACGATCCGCCAGCCGCCGTCCACGGGGTCGGACCGCTCGGCCGTCACCGCAGAAACAACCAGCGCCCATGCCGTCCCGCCAATGTCCAGGGTAACGGGTTGACCGGTCTCCGGTGGCGAGGCGGTCAGAACCGTCATGCGCGCCGTCCATGCCGGGGAGCTGGCGTCCTGAGTCATCTCCAGGTCATCGACGGACCATGACAGGCCGGCCCCGGTCAGCGTGACCACCGGAGTGCTCAAACTGGCCGCCCCGGTCAGCGTGTAGACCCCAGACAACCAGGCCCGGAGCGGTGATTCGGAGGCGTACCGGTCCGTGAGCGGAGCGCGGGCGGGGATAGCCGTGCCCCAAAGCGCCGCCAGGGCCCGCCGTACCGTGACCGCGCCACCCCATGACCCAAACAAGGTCCGCCTGACCAACGGCTTGCTGCCCCATGATCCAGACAAAGACCGCCGGACCGTGGCCACGCTGCCCCATGATCCGGCAAGCGCGCGGCGCACCAGCCCGGAGCAGGACCACGACGCGGTCAGCACTACGGGCGCGATGCTGGCTGTGTAGGTGGCCTCGAACAGCACCGTGATGTCGCCTCCGGCGGAGGCGTTGAGCATGGCCGCGTTGAGCGGGGAGGAGTTGAGCATGGGTTAGCCCGCCAGATAGCCGACGAACACCACCCGCGCTGCCAGAGCCGCGTCCGCAGCCGTGGGAACGTCGATATAGACCGAGGTCACGCCCGCGCTCGAAGCCGGGGTGAAGCTCTGTCGCGTGTTGACCCCGGCCAGGGTGACAGCGGTGGCCGCCAGAATCGACACCTTGTCCGTGCCGGATACGCCGATGGAGATTTGCGGCTGTGTCGTGGCCGTGCTGGCCGCCGTCTGGATCACGTCGATCCGGTCGATGAAGAAGGTCATGCCCGGCGGCAGCGTGATTTGGTTTGCCCCGGCCACGGTGCCGAGATTGATGGATTGGGACGATATGGCGCTGCATGGCACGGCGCGGTGACGGACAACCCGGTCGTCCGCATCCACGGGCGCGTTATCGGTTCCGGCCGGAGGCAGACAAAACAGGCTGGCGATCACGGCCTGATTCGAGGTGGAAGGCGTGGCGGCCTGCCCAATCGCGACTGAGTACGGGGGCATCGCCCGGGCTCCAGGCCCGACCGCCACGGTGTACGGCGACCCGGTCCTCGCGCCCGTGCCAAGCGCCACGCCCGACGGCGCGTTTGCTGTCGCCCCGGTCCCAATGGCGATGCAATTTTCGCTGTGACTCTTCGCCCCAGAGCCTAAAGAGAGACTGCCTGTGCCGCTACTTGCCGACCCGGACCCAATGGCGATGCAATCCGCGCTGTCGGCCTGCGCCCCTGAACCAACAGCCACGGATTTCTCCCCATACGCGTCCGTACTCGTGCCGATTGCGATGGCATCAAGAGCTGTTGCGTAACCGCTCTTCCCGATGCGGACCGCAGCCACGCCCGTAGAACTCGCGCCCTCGCCAATGGCGATGGCGGACTCCACAGGCGCTGATGACGCGGAGCCAATAGCTGTGGACCTGCCCCCGGTTGCGGATACTTGCAGGCCGATGGCAATGGCATCGGCAGCGGTAGCCGTCGCCCCATTGCCGACGGCCAGCGCGTTGGCGCCAGGGGTCAAAGCGTGATATCCACAAGCAATGGATTTTTCGCCAACGGCCGAAGTCTGGTTACCGATAGCAACAGCTTTAATGCCCAAAGCCTCTGACCGCGCCCCCAGCGCAACCGCGCTATCGGCTAGAGCGCGAGCGGCGTACCCCAGGCTCACGGCTGAAACGCCAGACGCTTCAGCGGCGTATCCGACAGCGACAGCAGTCAGCCCGGCGTATTCTGGGGGCTCCAGCTGCGGAGATATTTGGACCGAGCTGCTCCCCGCCCCCGTATTCCACCCCAACGCGGCCAACAGCTCGGCACACACCCGCTGCTCGACCATGGTCCCATCCGGAATCACGGGACCGGCCCACGGCACGGGGCTCCAGGTAGAGTCTTGGAGATCAAACGTGGCCGTGCCCAGCTCGTCGTCCCACGATGTCATCATGCACATGGCGACGGGGGAGCCTTCCATGCGGAAGGTCAGGTAGGTGAACACATAGTCAAACGCTTCGTTGCCCGCGTACTGGAACCCGGACACCGTGAACGAGGTATCGCCGGGGTTCAGAGGAGCGGTTAACGTGGCGCTGAAGTTATTGACCATTGCGACTTTCATGGGGGCTCCTTAGCTGACGGAAGCGATGTCCAAAAACATTGACGGATCCACAATGCCAAGGACGTTGCCATTGTGATTCCCGAGGAGGTCAGAGGCTTCGCGGAGTACGAGATTTCCACTAGCGTCTTGCTGGTACGCCGGGCGCGTGACGAACCCCAGGCTTGATATATACTCCAGTGAAGGAGATGCCACGTGGAAGCGGCGTTTATTGATACTGCTCGACACACTATCAAAAAAAGCGGCAGACACCTCGGCGGCCGTCTTGCACACAGAGCTGTTGCTGCGACCTGGTTGCAGCGGGCCGTCGTAGTATTCGTCACAGTAGTAAAATGACCCGGTGTCCAAATAATCATAGGAAGACACGGTTGGAGCAAGCTCAAAAGTCTCGTCCTGGAATCCGGAGGGGTCCAGTTCATAGAGCCCAATGTATTCCTGTGCGACTACTATCCACCACGATAGCCATATTTCGGTATATGTGCCCTCCCCGAGTGGGATTGCAAAAATTGGCTCTTCTGCATCCCATATTGTGAAAACAAGCGAGGAGGTCGTGTGATAGACTTTTTTGTTTATGCGTTCATTGGCAGCCGTGCCGGGCCATGCCTCTTTGTAAAAACCGCTGTAGATCAGGGACAACGACGTAAGAACCGAATACCGGCCCGACTCACCCAGGGGTACCGTTATCGTCAATGGGACCTCCGCCGTTGCCTTTATCCATGCCGGCCCGCCTGGGGACCGCTCCCCGATGTTGAATGCCTTTTCAATGTTGACAGAAATATTTTCGACCATCACTCCTCCACATCGTACACGAACTTGATCTGTTTCTTTACCGGCGTCTCTGTCCCCTCGTACAGCTCGTCCGACTCGTACTCAAAAATTGCTTCCTTGATGTACTCCACCTCCACAGATGATACCGGAGTAGAAAACGTCACGGTCTTGGTCTGATTTGTCCTGCTCACCTCGGTCAGCACGTCCGGCAGCAAGAACCCATCGACCATTGTCCCCTCGTCCGGCGTGGACGACGACCCGCCGCTACTGCTGCTCCCGCCGCCGCTCGAGGCCCGGGGCCGCCAGCGGTTGGAGAGGATGATGTCCTGGTTATCGGGGCGCAGTTCGTCCCGGACCAGCAGCACCAGCGGAAAGCGATTCAGCGATTCATAATTGACCTTGTACCAGAGCGGGATGGACTTGTTGTTCACGTCGCTGGCGGCCGACACATAGTTGACCATTTCGCCATCGACCATGGTGGACAGGCCGGCCGCGATTTGGGCCTCGCTCCATGAGTCCGGGAAAAAATAGTAGGGCACGTTCACCAGATGCACCCGGCGGGAGTACGACACCAGCATGGTGCCGTAGGCGGCCTTGTCAGCCACCCACACGCCGGGCTCCAGTTCGATCACCTTGGCCGTGGACCCGTCCGCTCCGAGCATGGTGGTCGAGTAGATCACCGACACCTGACCTTCCGGCTTGGCGTCCGTGGTGTTCGATGACTGCCCGCGCCATTCGACTCGTTCCGCGTATACGGACTCCGTGGTCGTGATGCGCTGGATCGTGGGCGGCTGGCCCGTCACCGTGTACCCACTCCAGGGCGGACCGGTGACGGGCACGGCCTTGGCCCCTCCCGAGACTTCCGGGCTATCGGCGATGACCGAGAACGGGCCATCGCCGTAGATCCGGACCACCAGCATGCCGGGGTCGCCATGCTGATAAATGGGGATGTCTGGCCAGCCCTCGTAGGGCGATCCTTTTTTTTGGGCCAGGATCTGCCACCAGTTGATGATTGGGGACGGGTTGCGGGAGGCATCCTCGTCCACCTCCCACCGGATCGACGAATCCCACAGGCTGCCGACGGCCTCGCTTTTGGCCGACGCCTTGAGCATGTCCGTCATTTACAGACCCTCGCAATCCACCAGAATGGTCGTGGTGTTCGTGGCAAATGTCCCGGTCCCGGCTGGGACGTCGCGGATCATCCACACCGGGACCGCGCTGGCCTGGGTGGAAAAGGAGATGGTCGCGCCGGCGTCCAGCGTCCCGCCGAAGGCCCCAGGGAGGATGGTCAACCCGGAGGCCACGCCCGCGCCGGTGAACGTGGTGGAGATGGTCCCCGCGCCCGCTGCGCCGAGCACGGCCCCGGACAGGGTGAACTCCGTGGCGGAGCTGAACGTGGCCGTCCATGTGTCCTCGGCGATGGATGTCGCGTGCAGGCTGATCTGGGACGCATTCAAGGTCGCCCCGGCGGATGTCGCCCCGGCGGTCACGGATGGCGCCACGGCTCCGGGCTCCAGGCAGGCCGCGACCCGCGCCCCGGCGGCATGGGCGGAGGCCAACGCCGCCACCGTGGTGATGGTCAACGTGGTCCCGACCGTGGATATGGTGTCGATGACCGCGTATTCCTCGGACCCGGTCGTGGCCGTGGGGCTGGCCTTGTCCGTGACCAGGATCGTGTCACCGGCCTGGAATCCGGCCACGGCATAGGCGCTCTCCGCCGTGACGGTCAGCACCGAGGCCCCAGCGGATATGGGGCTGGGGCTGGTCCCGATGGCATACAGGCGCGCCGTGTCCGTGGCGTCCCAGTCCTCGGCCAGGCGATCAGAAACGGCCCGCAACACCACGCAGTCGCCGGCGGCCGTGGGGCTGAACACGCACGCCTTGAGGCTGGCCGCCGTGCTGTTGTCCGGGGCCGCAAGGTGGATCCATATCTTGCGCCCGGTCTTGTGGCCCGCAGTGCGCTGGGCCGTGGTCACGTCCGGGAAAATGGCGTTCTTGGCCGTGCCGATAATCGCGCCAATGCCGCCCGTGCCGTCCAAATTGACCGAATGTCGAAACTTAATATCCGCGCTGTTGAGTGCCATGCTAATCCTCTTTGATGAGTGAAATTGTCCCTGTGTACCACTGCGCCCCCGGATAGAGCGGGGCCAGATTCACGGCCGGGCCGGATGAATGGTCGAAGCGCACCGGGATGGACATGCCGCCCCAGACCAGGGTCGTGGAGATGGTCCCGGCGGCCAGGGTCAGAAGGCTCCCCACCGTCGCTATCGGGAACCATCCGTAGTCGTCGCCAGCGCGCAAGGTGATTGACGTCAAGGCCGGCCCGGACCAGGTCACGAGGCTGCCGTCCAGGGCCAGCCGGTGAACAGTGCCGACGCCCTGGGATTGGCCAAAATCATCCCACTCCAACGCCTCCGGGAGTACAATGCCGCCCAGTGTTTTCATGCGATGCTCACCCCCGCCGATTGCAGCAGCTTGACCAGTTTCCGGGCTTCGTCCCTGGACGTTGACACACGGGCTTGCGCCCCGCGCGGCCCGGAGATGGTCAGGCGCATGTCCTGGCCGCTTTGCTGGACAGCACCCCGTGACGGCACGGCCGGGGCGGTCCAGGGTTGGTAGACGCCGCGATTGATGGCCGCGAGCATGGCCGCGCCGTACTTTCTGACCGACGCCGCCCGGACGACATATTCACCGTCCGAGAGCAGGGCCGGGATGGAGTCGGACGTGGCCGTGCCCGGGCCGGAAATCATGCCCGACATGCGCCGGAACGATGGCTGCCCGCCCGTGGCGAAGCGCTGGACCATGCCACCCGAGGCGCGGGCGGGGATGACCTTCTCGTAAATGGTATGGGTGCTGGAGGTGTCGCGCTCCAGCTTCCGGATTTTGCCCAGAACCTTATCCACGTTGTCGTCCACTTCGTGGTCGGACTCTGTATCTGTTTCCAGTTCCTCGCGCAGCTTGGCCGCCCGGTCCCGGAGGTCCTCGATATTGCTTTGCACCGTTAAAAGCGTCTCGCGTTCGGCGATGAGACCGTCCAGTTTGGCCAGATCCGCCTCGACCTGCTCGGAGTTGATTTTGACGACGTAGGTGGCCCCGGCTTCGAGCTTGGTGTTGACGGCATCCACGTCCGCCGCCACCCGCTGCATGGCCGCGCTCACGCTGTCCGCTTCCGCCGTGGCCGCGTTGGCGGCCGTCTGGTGGGCTTGGGCGCGGGAGTCCAGCGCCTGCTTGGCAATGGATTCGGCGGCCTGGATCTTTTGAATGGCCGTGGCCGCCGCCTGGGACTGGCTGACCACTTCCTTGCCGTTCTCGGTCACGGCGCGGCCCACGTTGCTGGTCGCGGCCATGGCCTTTTGCGCGTATTCCTCGGCCAGCTGGGAATCACCGGCGGCCAGAGCCTGCCTGGCCTTGCTGGTCAGTTCATCCACCTGTCGCAACCGGTCCTGATACGCCTGGTACTCGGTCATGGTGGATTGACGCAGCGCCCGGATTTTTTCCTCCGCGCTCATGGATAGTTGGCGCTTCTGGTCCTCGATCTGACGCACGGCATCCAGGTGGCGCTGGGCTTCGGCGTTGAGCTGGCTGACGTGCTCCCGATAGTCCGACATCATCTGCCCCAGCACCTCGCGCTTTTTGCCGAGGATTTCCTGATCCAGGGCCGCCAGGGCCGCCGCCCGCTCCCGGTCGGAGTCCAACAGCCTGGGGATGGCCGCCTTGCGCATGGCGTATTCGCTGTCCAGGATGGCCAGTTTTTCCTGGCTGGCCGTGCGCGTAATCTGAATCTGATCCTGGGTGGCCTTGATGAGCGCCGCCGCCTCCAGCACGTGCCGGTTGTCGCTGTGGGCCTGGGTTTCGGCGATCATGCGCTTTTCGGCGTCATACCGGGCGCGAAGCGTGGCCACCTGATTCGAGGCGCTGGCCCCGACTTGCGCCGCCATGGCCGTGTACGAGGCGACAATGGCGTCCACCGAGGTCTTGGCCGCCTTGCGCGTGTCCTCGATTCCTTTCTTGACCCGTTCCAGGGCTGGCCCCACGGCGGCGGACATCTTGTTCAAACCGCGTTCGACCTCGCCGATTTCCTCCTGGGCGCGGTCGAGCTTGGTCTGGCTGAACTTCTCGACCGTCCCGACCAATTTGTCCCACGACCAGATCAGGGCCGTGATGGCCACGGTGATGGCAATCATCCATGGGTGCTTGGCCAGCAGGGACAGCGCCACGCCCACCTTGCCGATCCCGGCGGCCAGGAGGTTGAACGCCACCGTCACCCCGCCGATGGACGTGATCCACCCGGCCAGGGCCACGACCAACCCGGTCGCCAACACCTTGTCGATATTTTTGGCCACGAACTCCAGCGTCGCGGCCAGCACGCCCAGCACGGACCCGAGAGCAGTCGACTCACTGGCCATACGAGCAAACGCATTGCTCACGCGGGTCAGGGCGTCGCCCACGGTCCGTGGGAGCTTGGCGAAATCCCGGTCAATCTGGTCCGAGGCCTCGGAAAGCATGAGCAGCTTGTCCACGGTCAGCTTGCCCTCTTCGCTCATCTTGCGCAGCTCGCCGCGACTCACACCCAGGGCGTCGGCCAGATAGGTCAAAACCTTGCCGCCATTTTCGGCCACGCTCTTGAACTCATCGCCGGACAGCCGCCCGGAGTCGAAAGCCTGACCGAGCTGGAGCATGACGGCGCCGGTCTGTTCGGCGCTGGCGCCGCTGTTTTTAAGCGCCTTGGTCAGCGCATCCGTGAACTTGACGCTCTGTTGCTGGGTGCCGCCCGTGCGCTGGATAGCCCCGGAGAACCGGACGTAGGCGTCGGCCACGGACCGAATCGGCGTGCCGGTCTCCTGGGCGATGTCGTAAATTTCCTTCATGGCGACCCTGGCCGCCCGCATGCTGCCCTCGGACACTTGGAGCCGGGCGTCCAGGCGCTGCATGTCCTCGACCATGCGCACCACGCCGCCGCCAGCCATGAGCCCCTGGAACGCGATCCAGGCCCCGGCCAGCTTGCCCCAGGCCCCGGAGAGCGTCCCGGTCTGGGTTTGTGCTCCGGCCATTTCCTGCCTGAGGGCCGCGATCTTGGTCTTGGCGGCAACCGAGGCCACGGCCAGCTCGTTGCCGGACAACCGGCCCGATGTCGCCAATCGCTTGAACGCCGCCTCGACGCGGGCAATCTCGCGCTCGATGTCCCGGAACGCGCGCACGCCCACGATGTCGCGGGCAACATCGAGCTTGGCCGCGCCCTTGAGAGTCCCCAGCCTTTGCTTGAGCCTTTCCACTTCCTGGACCGGCGCCTTCGTGGCCGCTCCGAGCTTTTCGAACTCCTTGCCGATTTCCGCGATGCGGGCGCGGGCGTCGGTCTGTTTGAGCTGTATAGAAAGGGAAACAGAGAGGTCTTTTGTCATGATCTACGCTCGCAAGCCCAAGTTTTGTTGGTTGTCCGCAGGTCCGTACATTCTTGCCGGGCTCCTTTTTTTTGGCCTCATCGGGTCGCGGTTGCCGGGGTGGCTGGGCACCGGCTTCGCCTGGCTGGCTTTGGTCCCGCTGGCGATGATCGTTTTCGCAGCCGCGTTCGCCGTGCTGGCCACGCTTTTTCGCGGCCTACGCTAGATCCCGCGTGATCTTCTCCCACGACTTCTGATCCGCAGCCGCCGCGCGAACCGCCGTGGCCCGGTCCAGCCAGCGCCGTCCCCGGTCCTCCGCCACGCAGGCGGAAAACTCCCGCGCATCGGTCCAGGGCATGTCCATCACGGCCTCAAATCCGAACCCGTGGCCAACGAGCTGGGAAACCCATTCGTGCCACCAGCGGGCATCGCGGCCTCGATCTTTCCCGCCGCGTCCGCGAGTCTGGGCAGCAGGGTTCGGGCGAAAAAATCGGCGTTGACCTCCACCACCCTGAACGCCAGATCCATCAGCGTTTCCGCGTCCTGATCGTCCAGCCAGGCCCGGTCCACATCCGCGCCCAGGGCCACGGCGTCGATCAGCTTGTCCGCATGCTGCACAAAGGCCCCGGCAATGTCTCCAGCCATGAGCCGTGCCGCCATGGGTTCACACGCGGCCAAAAACGCGGGCAGGTGGCGGACCTTCACGGGGCGGATCGCGGCCAGAATTTCATCGACTGTCGGCATGATGCCTCCTTATGCAAAAGGGCCGGTTGCCCGGCCCGGGGGGTTATCTCACCAGCAGTTGCCGGAAGAACTTCGAGCCAGAGGTGCGGGATGCGTCAGCGAGCAAGCTACCTTCCATCTCGAAGGACGCGGCCTCTTCGCCCGAGATCAGCGCCAGCTCTTTGGCCGGGTCGAGCGTAAACTTGAAGGCCTCGACAATGACAGGATTGCCTCCGTCCAACGTATTCAGGCCCTCGAAGCGCAAGAAACGCGGCTGCGGATTCTCGGTCAGTGCGTCCACGCGAGCCTGGGCAGCGTAGGTGTAGTCCACAGTCAGTGCATCACCATCAACGAGATCGGCAGTCGACGGCGTGGCCGCAAACTTGATGCTGCCAGCGTCCGCGTTGAGCTGGTAGTCATAGGGCGTGGTGTCGTTGGTGTAGGCCACCAGCGGCGTGGCGCCCTTGGAGACCGTCACCTCGCTGACCTTGACATGCGGCAGCGCCACGACCTTGCCCAGGTAGCACTTGATCGGCGCGTCCGTGGCCGTAGCGCCAGCAATAGCCGTGTAGCCGCCACGCAAGGCCATAGCCAAGGTGTCCCGGCTGAAGTTTTCCAGCGTCATTGATAGGTTAGCCTTGGTCTCTGTGGTCAGGCGGAAATCAACGGCGCGCTGGCCGCTCTGGCTTTCCTTGTGCGGGGTCGTGCTCGTATCGATGTTGATCTTAAGGTCGGTCACGTTGCCCACGGCTTCTAGCCCGGTGACGTTGCCGGACTCATCATAGGAGCCGATGAGCACCACGCCCTGGCCCGAATAGTATTTTGTCTCTCTGTCCCAGGTTGCCATACGTCACCTCATGCCCCGCGCGGGGCGAATACGTTGATGGAAAATCGGGCCTCGTAGCCCATCAGCCCGCAGCCTTCGGGCAGCGTCGCCAGTTGATCGCGTTGCCGGGTCAGCGTGCGCCCGCCGATGTTCAGGCCGGACAGGGCCGCGACCACGGTTTCGAGCAGGCCCAGACCGGTCACGGCCCCGGCCTGCGGGGATCGATAGTTTTTGGCCAGGACGATGACGGACCAGGTCCAGTCCTCGACCTGCATCTTGGAGTTGGCGTTGTTGTCGCCGCGCCGCTGCCCGCCGGAGTAAACCACCCAGACCGCGCTTTCGCGCACGTCCATGGCTTTGCGGTCGCCCAGGCCCAAAGGCAGGGAGCCCACCACGGCGCTCGTGGGCAGGGCCGCCGTGAGCGCGGCAATGATGGCGTCTTCATGTTCAATGCGGGTCATGTGTTCAGATACCTCGTGATGACATCGGTGATTTCGTCAAAATCCAGGCTGGCATCGTCCGGCAAAAAGGGCCGGGCCGGAAGAATGGTCCGATGCCCCCGCCCGGTCGCGCCGCCCAGCTGGTGAATGGCCGCATAGACCACGCCAGATCCGACGGTGACGCCGGAGGCCGTGATCTGCCGGGTGATGGAGTTCCGCAATCGCGCGGTGTCGATCAGGGTCTGGCCCCCGGTCGTTTCCGCCCGGCGTGATATTGGCCACGACGCGCCCGCCGGGCTCTTGCCACCCTCGAACGCCTCGTCCGTCTGCGTGACCACGATCTCGCCAATGGCCCGCATGACCGGGGTCATGTCGTCCATCTTGCGGCTCAAGATGCGCAGATAGGCCAGGACCGGGGCCGCATCGATCGTGATGGTTACGCCGCTCACAGCGCGCTCCTGGTCATCAGCCGGTCACCGGCCGTGAAGCTGGGTTTCGGCGTGCTGGCCGGGGCGGTGTCGCCCGTGGCCGGGCCCAGGGAGATACGGCCGCTCATGATCTGGTCCAGCTTGGTCCGGCACCATTTGGTCTCGGCGATCCAGGGGTCGGGTTCAGCCACGCCGGGTCGACGCAGATACAGGTTGTGGATGACCAGCTTGGCGCTGATGGCCGTGACCAGGGCCGGAACCGGAGCCAGGGGCACGGCCGCGACCATGCCCACGGCGGCGTCGATTTCCCGGTCCGCCTGGTCGGTCACCTCGGCCAGCACGGCCTGCACGGCGGTGTCCAGGGTGGTCCCGGCGTCCTGGTCATCGGCCAGTTGCAGCACCTCGTATTCGGGCAGCAGGCGCAGGATGTCGTCCACCGTGCAATAGGCCATGTGTTATTTCCTTGTGCCCTTGGCGGGCGTTTTAACGGTGGGGTCCGATTCGTCCACGGAGTCCGGGAGAATGACCACCACCAGGCCCGGTTCGGCCTGCATGACGGCCAGTTGCTCTTCGGTGAATCTGTCGTCGGGGTGGTCGGTCGGCCGGGCGGGGTGAGCCACCCCGCACCGCCGGAAGCCGTCACGTTTGGCGGTAATGCGAATCATGCGAGCCTCCTTACGCCAGGTACGGGACCACGAGCAGATCCACGGCCTTGTAGTTGATGTTCGATCCGCCATCGGCGGTCAGTTGCGCGTCCACGATGGTTCTGGCCGCGGCCTCGTTGCTCGGGCCGACCACCAGCAGATTGGGACGGATAGCCAGGGGCTGGCCGTTGTCCTTTTTGAACGCGCCCATGGCGGCCCTGGCGGACTGGAAGTTGGTGGCGTTCAGAGTGGTCTTGGAGCCGAAGGCCATCTGCCAAAAACCGAACCCGACGTTGTCGCGGCAATCGATCCCGTAGAGGTACTGTTTACGCAGGAACACGTTGGAGTCGTCCGGCTGATTCAGAGCCGTGAACTCCGGCTTTTTGCGCTGTTGGAAGATGAGCGGTTTCAAGGGCCGGGTGACGTCCAGCAGAAACCAGGGGTTGCCCGCGCCGGTCTGCATGTTGCTGACGCTGGCCGTGGTGCCGTCGGCCTGGACCACGGGATGGTCGGTGTCGAAGAAATACTGGCCGTCATAGCAGGCGGTGGCGAACCCGGCCGCGAGCAGCGCCCAGATCAATTCATCCGGATGCTTGGCCGCGCTGTCGCCCATCATCTGAAACAAGGGCGAATAGATGCCGAACTGGTCGTCCTCGACCTTGTCCCGGTCCACGCCCTGGGTCAGCTCGTAGGTTTTGTTGGCGATGGTGTAGGTGTGGGCCTTGAGCAGATTGATAACCCGGTCCCCCACCCACTCGCGCATGCCGGGGATGTCGCCCAGCCAGCCGTAGTCCTCAATGGACGTGGTGGATGGGACCAGGGTGGCGACCTTGTCCCAATACGTCGGCGCGCCGGTGAAGCCAGCCTGAAACGATGTCTTGAAGCCCCGGAACAGGGCGGAAAGCGTGCTTGCGGTAATGTCCATGATGCCTCCTAGCGCAGGTCGATCCACACCCCGAGGGTGTCGACGTCAAAAATTTTTCCGGCCACGGAACGCGTGTTGGTGGCGTTCGTCTTGGCCACGGTCTGGTCGTCCACGATGTAGGCGTCGTTGCCGATATCGGCGGCCGTGATCAGGTCCGTGGTTGCGGAATTGGCGAAGCGGAAGATGCCCTTTTCGATGTCCACCGAGACGGCCCCGGCGGCACCGGCGCTGTTGTCCACGGTTTCGCGGAACGCGCCCAGGGCTTTCAACGTGGTGGCGGTCGCGCCGGGAGTGGCGTTGCCGGAGGCGTCGCGGCAGGCCAGGCCTCCGCCGTAACAGGTTTTCGAAGCGGCCACGGGCAGGGTCAGCAGATCCCCGGATCTGCGGGCGGTCTGGCGGCCTTGGGTGAGTGCGGACATACGGCCTCCTTACAGGGCGGTTTTGATGTATTCGGACGCGTCCAGCCCAAGCTGTGCGCAGACCTTGCGTTCATCGGCGTTCAAGGCCGTGCCCTGATCGTCCGGTTTGCGGCGGTCCAGGGTGCTTGTGTCCGCGATGACCGGCGCGGCCTTGCAGTAGTCCTCAAACAGCGCCAGCCCGCCGTCTTGCGCGCACTGGGCGCGGTGGTAGGCTTCCGTGGCCGGGGTAATCTTGCCGTCGGTCAGGGCTTTGCCGATGGCGGCGTCAATGGCCTTGGCCTGTTCGGCCTTTTTCAACGCGTCCAGGGCCTGTTCGGCGTTGGTGGCCCGGCCCAGGGCCGTGTCGTAGTCGGCGCGGGGCACGAATTTATCCAGACTCGGGCTCTGGGCGGTGTTCAGGGTCTTGCCCGCGCTGTCCTTGAGCGCGGCGACGGCGGACAGGGTGTCGTCCATCGTGGCCGTATCCGGCAGCCCCAGGGCGCCCAGCAGTTGTTTTAAGTCCATGAAGTCCTCCTGCCCGTTCAGGGCCGAAAGATAGAGGTTGGGCCGGTTGGTCAGGGCCACTGAGGTGATGCCCCGAATGCGGCCGGTTGTTTTTTCGTAAAGGATGACGGGCGACAGGTAGCGGTAGCTTTTGCTTTCCACGGCGTTGCGGCCGGTCTCTGTCCATTCCACGCGGCCCATGACCCGCCCGCCGTCCACGCGCAGCTCCTTGATCCAGCCCACGGCCGGGGCTGGGGCGCCCTTGGGGGCCAGCAGCTCGGTGGCGTGCTCCAGATCCACGGGAATGTCGCGGGCCAGGGCGTTTTGGGCGTCCAGGAGCAGACCGGGTTGGTCGTTGACCCACTCGCGACCGTCGCGGCCGATGACCTTGCCCACGGGCAGAAGCTCCACCCACTCCGGGGCCGCGCCTTCACCGGGGATGGCGACGGCGTTCAAGGCCGTGGTCAATCCGGAGCCTTCGGCGCACAGAGCCACGCCGAGCGGTCCGTTCATGCCAGGACCTCGCGCGGCGCGTCGTCCCGGTTCAACACGTCTTTGAGCGCCTGAGCCGGACGAAAGCGCACCGCCGGACGAGCGGGCACGTCCACGGGCTCGCCACCGGGCGGGGTGAACGTCCGCGCCTGCAACCGGGTCAGGGTGATCTTGCCCAGTCCGGACAGTCCGACGCTTTGCCCCCGGATCAAGGCGCCCGTCGCCACGGGGGTCAGGGCGTCCAGCACGCGGCCGCAGACGGCCTGGGTTTCGCCGGAGTGCTCGGACAAGGCCCGGACCAAATCCTGTTTCTTCATCGTCCCTCCTTCCCGGATATCCGGGGTTAATGAGGCATCACTACGGAACGACGGCGGGATAGGTCATGTAAGGCGTTTTAGGGAATCGATCGGGATGGGCGGATGCCTGGCGCGGGGTACGGCCGCGCGTTGCGGATGCGGCCACCATGCGGAACCGTGTTTATATCGCGCGAGGAATGTTTACAGCGGGGGTCCCAGATGAAAACCCGGCCAAGACAGGGCCGGGGGATGAAAACGCGGGAGAATGGAAATTTGGGGCAGGAACAAAAAAGGCCCCGAAAAGGGGCCTTGAGGGGGGGGGGATGATGTTCAAGCCGGCCAAGTTACCCAAGGATAACAGCCACGGCGTGCCTGATCGCGTCGCTGGCCACCCCGGCGATGGTGTTCGTGCTCCATGCGACAACCCGGTCACCGACGGTGCCCTTCGGCGCGTTCAGGGATTCGGGGCTGCGGTTCAACGCGGCCAGGCCCTTGCTGGTCAGACGCGCGTTCATGAACAGCCGTTCGTGTTCGGGGCCCGCCTTGCCGCCGAACCTGACGTAGCCTTCCTCGGCCAAAAACTCCATGGTCGCGCCATAGATCTCCAACGCCTCCCGATCCGGGGCCTCCGGCCCGTCATCCAATTCCATCGTTTTAACGACGATCGGTTTGGGGAACGAGGCGTAGAGCCGCCCCATGATCAGGGCACAACCACGGTTGAAATCATCAATATTTTTGCACATGGATCAATCCTCCTCGAAGGCCGGGCCGGTGGGCGTGAAATCGTCGTCACCGTCTCCGGCCCAATGCGGGTCTTCCTCGAACAGGAGGCCGTTGTCGCCGGGATAAGGGGCATCATGACGGACGATATTTCGGGCAATGTCAGCCGGGATGCCGGTCGGGAAGGCCTCGCATGTCAAAGCATCCCCGCCGCTTCCCCAACGATAATGAATGCAACGCATACACTGCGGAACTTTCAACATTATTGACCTCCATAGGCGCGGTACAGGCGCATGATCCTGACACTGTACGTTTTCCCGGCGCGCAATCCGGCATACACTTCCGCCACAAGTTCCAACGGCGAATCCGCCGCGTATATACTCACTTCGGATGCGACGTCTTGTTGTACCGAGCTATTCAGCTTCTTGGCAAACCGCAATCGGTCATAACGCAGCGGGGCCGCATGAAATGCCATGGCATGGCCCATTTCGTGCCGAATGGCGTGCATGTCCTCGTCAGATGACCAATCCCGTGTCCCGCCCAACTCCTTGGCCAAACGCTTTATTTTTTGAAGGCCGAACCTCGGGTTCAGGAGCAACGCGTCCTCGTCATGCAGATAGGCCATGACGCCGTCGACCCCCTCTCCCTGAAACGCTTCCGGGGCGACGCGGACGGATCGCGGCGTGCCCAGACCCAAGGATTTCGCCTCCGCCAACCCGGCGTTGACGTAGTTGCCCATGGAGACGCTGTCGTATTCCGCGTGCACGCCCATCTCCGCCGTCAGGGCCTTGGCGTCGGCCAGATCCTTGGCCCATCGAAACTTGATGAACTGCGCCCCACCCAACACCGTCTCCAACTTCGCCCGCAGCCAGTCCGGATATTTGGACAGGTCCGGCTGCCAGGCTTCCTTGCCCGGGTTGCCCTCGAAACCACGGTCCGGCATGAGCGGTCGCGCGGGCAAGGGGCCGTCCGGGCCGATGGGCTCGATCAGCTCACCCAGGCCGTTGCCGTCATGGACCGTTAAACCACGCGTCGTGACCTGACGTTCCGACAGGGTCTTGACCTTGCACCGGCAGCGGAACCCGTTGGGCGGGTAGAACGTGTCCCAGAACGGCGAATCCGCCCGGTAGACCCGGCCATGCAAGGCCCGGTGCGTGGGCCGGGTGCGGGAGTCGTTGACCGCGCTGTATTGCCAGTAGGGCCGATCCTGGGCCACTTCCATCATTTGTTTGTAACGGCCCACGTTGTAGGCGGTTTGGATATTGGTGCGGAAGATGTTGTCCACGCGCCAGGCGGCCTTGCCAGTCCAGCCGTTTTCCTCCCAGACATGGGAGAGGCTTTTTTTCCAGGCGTTAAAACTGGTCCCTTCGGCCAGGGCCGTGGCCAGGCTGGCGTGGATTTCGTCCAGCATGTCGGCGCGGGCCAGACGCGAAACCGTGAAGGCGCGGGCCTTGTGGACGTCGGCCAGGGCGTAAAATTCCTTGGGCGTGAGCTGGACCTTGGAGCGCCAATACTCCAGGGCTTCGGCCATGGGGAGGGGTTTAACGGTAATCATTCATCCTCACCCCCCACCATGGCCCGCCCGTGCAGGTCCGCAGCCACCATGGATTGGTGCAACGCCTCGTCCAGGGGTCCGGCTTCGTCCAGGTACGCGGCCAGCAGGGCTTGCAGATCCTCGACGGACGTGGCCTTGCGGATCAGGGCGTCGATGTCCCGGCCCATGGCGGCCGTGGCGGCCACGGCGTCGGGCATGACGCGGGCCACCAGGGCTTCCAGGGCCTGTTGGTCCGGGGTGAAGGCGGGCCGTGGCGCGGCCGCGTTGGATGCCGGGGCCAGGGCGGGCTGCACGGGGTTGGCGGACTGTTGCACGGGGGTGGCGGACTGTTGCCCGCCCAGGCATTCCGCGCCCTCGGCAGGGTCGGAAAAGCCCAACTTGTCCCGCACCTCGCTGGCTTCCACGCGCAGACCCAAGGGCACCAGCTTGGCCAGGGCCTCGGTCAGCATGCCCACGTCCGCGCTTTCCGGTTCCCGCAGACACAGGCGCGGGTAGGCTTTTTGCGGCCCGAAGTTGAGCACGCAGAACGGAATGACCAGATCGCGTTCCAGGGTCTCTTCGAGCTGATCAGCGTCGGCATCGCGCAGATCCAGGCGGACCTCGTTGTGCACTTGGGCTTGGGCAAGGCTTGAGCCGTCGTCCGTGGTCATGGTCTGGCCCAGGACGGCCTTGCTGATCTGGGCGTCGAAGTATTTGGCCAGGCGTTCGAACAGATCGGCCCCTCCGGCCACGTTGGCCAGTTCCTGAAATTCGATCTGCATGCCCTCGGGGATGACCGCGCTTGCGTCCGTGCCCAAGTTGGTCACGGCCATGCGCAGGATATCCACGTTGTCCTGGGTCTCCCCGGCCGGGTATTTTCCCAGCCGCAGCGGCATGCCAAAGACCTCGGCAAAGGCCAGCCAGTCCTTGATGCCAAAGCTCTTGAACATCCAGCTCCAGGCCGCGACCCGGGCCAGACCGCCCCGGATGGGGATGCCGGATTTCAGGCGCGGGTTGTGCACCAAGAACTTGTACGGCTCCAGGGGCAGGCCGTTCAGCATGTCGGCCTCGTCCCGCAGGCGGACTTCGCGCCGGGTGGCGAGGTCGAACTGGAAAAAGCGCGGATCGCGCCATTCATACCGGGCCGGGGTCCAGGGCGTGGACGTCCTGTCCCAGATGGTTTCCACCACCGCAAAGCCCTTGCCCACGGCGTCCATGAGGTCTTGCAGCAGTGCCCGGACGCCGCGCCGCGCGAACAGCTCGCGAACTCTGTCGGCCAGCTCCACATCGTGGGCGTCGTCGGAGGCCGCTTCGACCACCACGGGCAAACCGGACACGGCCCGCTTGCGGGTGGCCAGCACGGACGCATAGTGCGGGTCGCGCTCTTCCATTTCTTCGGCCAGGGTCAGATAGGCCGTGGGGTCGCCTTCGGCCGCGTCAAGCAGCATGCGGGCCAGCCCAGCCGGGGTCAGGCCGCTGGTGACCTGTCCGAAATTCCACAGGCTGCGGATGCCGGTCAGCGCGGGCGCGGCCACTTCCTTGTCGAGCAGTTGCCGCCGTACCGCGCGGCCGTATTGGTCCAGGATCTGGGTCATAAGGTTCTCCTGTCGGCCCGGAGGGAGTGTTTGTTTTCGATGCGGTGGTAGGCGTATTCGACGGGTCCGGCGCTGGCCGCGTTCACGGCAAGAAAACACGCCCAGGCCCGGTCGGCGTGGCCGCCGGCGTCGGATTCGGCCACAAAGCGCGGGGCTCCGGTGGGGCCGGAGACCTTTTGCAGCTTGTGCAGATCCGTGCGCAGGGCCTGATTGCCCAGGGGGATCCGCAGGGTGCGGTCCTCGAAGCGCTGTTTACCGAGGGTGGCCAGGGTCAGTTTGTTCGGTCCCGTAAACAGCACGCCCTCAACCCGGGTTGTGCCGTGCCGGCGCTGGGCGTCTTCCACGGGCTTTTCGCCCATGCCTGTCTGGTCCATGCAGCAGCGCATGACCCGATAGCGCTGGAACACGCCGTCCAGGAGCTGGTCCTGCTCGGCGAAGGACGCGCCCCGGCGTTCGATGATTTCCCGCGTCCAGAGCACATCCCCGATCAGTTCCGCAACCCAGATCACGAACAGATCCTTGCGCCGGCCGATGTCCACGCCCACGTAGCAGGGACCGCCCGTATAGTGCTCCGGGTTGCCGGCCTGGTCGTGCTCCACGCCGTTGATCAGGTCCCAGGGCAGCCAGGCGCTGGCTTCGTCCAGCCATTCCAGTTCGTATTCCTGACGCCAGGCGTCATCATCGTTCAGGGCCTCTTTCAGGGCGTCCACGTCGCGGGGCAGCCCGTCCTGCACGGCCCGGTAGATGTCCACGGTATGCCGGGACCAGATGTCCGCCTCGCCGGTCATCAGCTCGTAAAATTTATTGCTCTTGCCGTTGGGCGTACTGGTCACCCGCAACTTGAGGCCGGGCTTGGAAACCACCGGGAACAGGGCGCGCCAGATGGCGTGGCTATCCTTGTGAAAGGCGAACTCATCCAGAAAGACGTTGGCTGAAAAACCACGGGCCGTGTCCGGGTTGGCGGGCAGGGCCGTGATCTTGGAGCCGTGCGCGAACTCCACCTCCAGGGCACGGACCGTGGTCCGGTCCTGAAGGCGGAAGTCCGATTCCAGGGCCTCGAACCCCGCACCCAGCGCCCGCAGATGCGTCTTCACGCCCTCGTCCATGGCCTCCTTGGCCTGACGTTCCCCGCGCGACAGGATGACCCAGCGCACGCGGCGTCCTTCCAGATCGGCAAAGGCCGCGTCCTGGGCGATTTCCAGCGTGGTGGTAAAGGTCTTGCCGGTCTGGCGGGCGAACATGCCGATCTTGAAGCGGCTGTCATCCTCCAGCCAGCGTTGCTGATAGGGATAGAGAAGCGCGGTCATGCCTCGCCCCGGTACACGGCCAGCATGCGTTCCTTCATTTGCGCCACCGTCATTGGTCCGGAGGATTCGCCGGCGATCTTGTCCACAGCCTCGGTCATGCGGGCCTCGGTCTCTCGGGCCGCTTCCTCTCGGACCTTCAGTTCATAGTCCTGAGACAGGCGCGAGGCGCGGGCCAGTTCCTTCAGCGTTCTGGCCAGCTGCGCAATGATCTTCGGATCTGCTTCACCATCACCGGAAACCAGGCCGGACAAATGGTCGTAAACAAGGCTGCGGACCATTTCCGCCAGCAGACGGGTCTGTTCGCCTTCCTGGGCGGAGGCTCCCAGTTCACGGACAAAGGTTTCCGTGACCTCCCGGCTCTGGCGCAGCTTGGCCGCGACCTCGTCAAAGCGCTGCTTGTGTCGGTGCAGGGCCGAGCGGGACACATCGTCCACGCCCATGGCCCGCAGATGCGCCACCACCTGATCCAGGGTGTGGCGGTCATCGGCCAGCAGGCGGTTGACCTCTCTCAGGATCTGGGGCGGCAGCTGTCGGACGGTACTCTTGCGGGGCATGGTTCACCCCCTCGGGCTGGGGCGTTTCACGCCCGGCACCACGGCCCGGCCCTGGGCCGCGTCCAGGCCGCGTGCGGTCAGAGTGACCACGCGCACCGGCCCCACGGCTTCCAGCGTGACCAGCCCTTGTTCGGCCAGCCAGGCGCAATCCGTCTCGACCTGATCACGGCTCACGCTGTGGCCGTAGGCGTCCAGGGCCGTATACAGCACTGCGGTATTGAGGTGATAGCACGGGTCCTCGGCCAAAAAACGCAGGGCCACCAGGCGGCGGTCCTCGGTCAGCAAATTTTTGAAGCTCATTTGTCTCCCCTCAACTGGTGTTCCAGGAGCAACTGCATAGGGTGTTCGATCCGCTTCAGGAGCTCGTTTTGGCCTTCGAGCTTGGCCAGCACGACGCGGTTCGTGCCCCGGACTTCCTCCATGGACACCTGCATCTTGTTCCAGCTTTCAGCCGTGGGCAGGTTATCCAGCCCCGCTTCCACATCGCTCACCCTCTTTGACAGGGCCGTGGCGCAGATTATGCACTCATCGCGTCGGATGAATTCCTTGCGCATGCTCCAGATGACCCAGGTCAGCAGCAGCTGCACGACCGTGAGCACGAGCGGCATCAATTTGAAAATTGTATCCATCAGCGGTGACTCTCCCTCTGGCGATCGTATTCGTTCTGGCATTCGGTGCACCGCAGGGGGCCGTTCAGGGCCGCCAGTCGGCGCGGGTCGATTTCTTCCCCGCAGTCGATGCAGGTGGTGGCCACGCGTCCGGGTAGATTGGACCGGCGGCCCACATTGGCCAGGGCAGCCGCGAGAAACAGACGTTCCGCGTGCTGGGCCCGATCGGCTTCGTCGCCGTGGTTGTGGTGCAAGGTGTCGTCCATCAACGTCGCTCCAGCTGGTCCAGATACCTGAGCAATTCCGCCGCGTCCTGGCCGTTCATGGTGATTCCGCCATCAGTCGTCGGCATGAGGCTTTCCAGGGTCGGCCGGGGCGGACGTGGCGGCGCTGTCCGGGTTGTAACGGCGCAACCACTCGCCAACAGGGTCACGAGCAATAGCATCGGCAGCAGACTGGGCCTCGGCCTGGGCCTGGGCGCGCTGCCGCGCGGTCCACCATGTGCCCATCGCGCCCATGACAGCGCCAAGGCCGGCCAGAAAGGTTTTGATCCAGGCCACACTATTTGACCCGCTTCGAGGCCGTGACGCGACCAAGGATGGCGACGGCGGCACCCATACCAGCCGCGACGGAGCAGGCGGCATCGACGATCACGGCCTGCTCCTCCGGGGCTATCGCATAGCCCCAAATCCCGGCGATGGACGCGACAAACGCCACGATACCACCCCAGACTGTTTTGCTTGCCCATACGCTTTTTGTCTCGGTCATATTACATATCCCTCCCGTTTCGGAGCTGGTAAGCCACCCTCGTGGCGCGGGCCCCCACCTGCTCGGCATATTTGCTGCCCAGGCATTCCGCCGCCGCATCGCCCCAGCGCCCGGCCTTGATGGCCGCTATCATGCGCCGGAACCCGGCAAACCGCGCCTCGCCCAGGTTAAAGATCATATTGACGACGGCCCGCTGCCTGGCGTCGGCCATGGCCTCGAAGGCTTCGCGGCCGAATATGCGGAAGGCCGCGCCCAGGGCCGTGGCGATGTCGCGCGTGAGCAGCATCCCCACCGCCTCCAGGCTGAGGGAGTCGGCGCTGGCGGCCCGGTCGTTGGCCGTGATGCGGTGCCCGACGCCGATGGTCAGGTGCCCGGCGCTGCATTTGTACGGGCGCAGCCGGATGCCCTCGTCCCGGATGAGGTCTTCTTCCATGCGGGTGATATCCATTGATCCTCCAAGTCCGTGAAATACAACAGCCGGACTAGGATGGTCCTAGCCCGGCTAAGGGGGCCGTGGCATGTAAGGTGGTTTGGAGAAAAAAAAAGCCCCGCGTGGGCGGGGCGTGGATGCGAAAAGGATTACATTTCAAGCCTGTGATGCGTCATTTTGATTACACTCAAAACCTTGGTGATTGTGCGGTCTGCGCGGATCACATCGCCATCTTCGCCGTAGAGGGTTTCCTCGTCCATGGTGACGCGCAGGGCATGGCCGGGGCGGACATCCAATTCGCCGCGCTGGAACTGGGCAAGCCAGGATTCATCGGCCATCTTCGCGGTGAATGTCTTTTTACCATGACGGAATTCCCACATGGACGTCCCAAGAAAATCAGGCTTGCGGACCATGAGTATCTGCTCCGCGCTGTTGTGGATGACGTTATTTGTCAACAGGCTGTCAATCTGATCTTGGCTGACGTGAGCCGTGGCATCGATGCCGGAATCACCGTCATCGTTGGAAATCGTCACACGCTCGCCGGCCTGAAGGGGAGCGACGGCGTCGCAGATCCGAGCCATACTTTTAGCCATATCCGCAGATGGAATCTGTTTGTACGCCGGGTATCTGAGTGCGCCGCTCTTTGCGGCGGCGTCATGGATTCTGGCTGTCAGGGCGTGGAATTCGTTGGCCGTGCCCAAAGACTTGGTGTCGTCAAGATGACGCAACACGAAATGCTTGGCGTCCACAAGATAGGAACCAACCGCCTTTTTCCAGTCCAGGCTGCGGATAGAGTCGTCAGGGATGGCCTTTAGGATCTGCTTGACCCATATCTTGACAGACCCATCCTCGATTCTTTCCAAGAGAAAGACGGGCTGGATCTTGGAGTCAATGGCCGCGACAAGGGTCACATCGAGGGCCTGCAACGACTCGATAAAGTCAGCGGCGGCCTTGAATATCCGCTGCGGGTGGGCGACACCGGGTTCAAACGAGATCGTGATGCAATAATCCGGTTTTTTCTCTTCGGGCCAATTCGCCCAGCGTTCTTCGTCAGTCATGGCGTGATCCTGTTTACAGCGACATTCTGTCGCAAACCCGTAAACGCTTGCCCTTTCTTGGTCAATGAAATGCCCCGTAAATATAGGCCACATCTGGATTTCGACGCAAAAAAGCCCCGCGTGGGCGGGGCCTTGGTCAAGGGTTATTTCGTGGATGTTCCCACCATGGTGGGGCGATCAGGCTTCGTGGGCGGCCAGGGCCAGGGAGACACGCAACTCCTGGGTGATGAGGGCCAGGCCGTAGAGGGCGTCGTCGGACAGAGTCAGGCTTTCGCCGGGGCGGCGGCCTTCGGTCAGGGACTCGGAGAGGAAGGCGACCACGGCGGCGGCGCGGCCCATGGTATCGGCCGGGTCCGAGCCGGGAATGTAAATGGCGCTCATGATCGCCCCCTAGATCCGCGTGCCGAGTTTCTTGAGGGTGCGACGGATGGTGTCGCTGGATGTGTCCAGGAGCTTGGCGATCTCCACCGTGGTCAGGCCCATGGACCAGTAGCGCATGGCCTGATGGGCAATGGAGCTTTGGGCCGGAGTCAGGGTCAACAGGGCGCGGATGCCTTCCTTGCGGCCCTCCAGGCGGATCTTGGCGTCGTGCTCGCGCTGCTTGGCCTCCAGGGCCAGACGCTCCAGGCCGTTAAAGGCGGCGATGAAGTTCAGCTTCCAGCGGATAGCCTCGGAGCCGGTGAAGCCCATGACCAGGAGGGAGAAGGCGTCACGGGTGAGGGTGAAATACGGCTCTTTCTTGCCATTGGCTAAGTCATTGATCTTAAAGCACTCCCCAAAATTGGGGGCAGTGAATTCTTCGGGCAAGTCCTTGATCAAAGTGCGGATTGCGCGAAGGACGTGGTCATGTCGTTTACCGAAACGCTCGGCAATGACGGTGGACGAGACGACGGGGACGCCGTTGGACAGGGCCAGTTCGGAAACCAGTTCAAGAGTGGTCATGTGACCTCCAGTGGGTTTGTGCTTCTAGGCAGGCAGGATTGCCAATCGGCCAATAAAAAATGCCGGGTGCTAGAAACGGCCCACTGGAACCGCTGGTCGTCTTTAGGCTTGCGCCCTGGACATCACGACCACACCCGGCATCAAATTCGATGCGTTGGTTCGCCCCTGCTGGACCATGTTCCTGACGACAGGCAAATGGTCATTGGGCGCAAAAAAAGCCAAACTAACGGGGTGGCGTTGCCGCCAGTGGGGAAGGTGTTTTCTAGGCACCAAGGCGGAAATAGGCACACCCGTGGGGGAAAGTCAAGCGGATCACGAACCCCGGCTCCAGCCCACGACGCGCTCAGGAAGTATCCAGAAATGCCGCATGGGCGCAACGTTCACGATGTCCCGGTCCGGGGGCAGCACTTCCACTGCGTAGGCGTCGGCCCGGCCGATCTGGCGT